TAGCTACCGTGAGCTCCGTGCCGGCCGCCTGGATGACGAGAGATGCCTCATGCCACTCGTCATCTACATATGCAGCGGTCGTCTCAAATACGACCGTTTCCGCGCCGCCCTGGATGACCTTAAGGCTTGATGCACTGGTATATGTTTTATACAGACACGATACCGTGTATACCGCACCCTGGCGCACTTTAACCGTTTGAGACATAGACGCTGCATCCAAACGGAAAGCTCTGCCGGAAGTCGTGTGATCTTTTACGTCATTGTCGTCGACCATCGCAATGCCGCCATCCGCTTCCCACATGTTCGTGCCGTTCCAGCCAACACTGTTCAGCAGCAGGTTGTAGCCACTCATCTGCTCCAACGTAACGTTGAGCTGGTCTTTCAGCAGCTGCAGTTCAGCGGTCAGCTCTGATTGTCTGACAAGCTCTTTACCAGAATCACTCTGCAACACCTGCTCACCGACGTGCGCGATCCACTCATCGCTGGTTAGATCGGTATAAGCGTCCTTGAGTTTCTGGAGATCATTGTATCCATTAGCCGGCACCCAGTCATAAAGCGGATTCCCTTCATTATCCAAACCAACTTCAACATAGATCTTCAGGATGGGATTATCATTATCAGCAACGTCCATCCATTGTTGGCCAATCGATGGATTGGCTGGCGGATCCGGAGATACGATAATTTCCTGATTGACAGGCTCCCAAATTGTCCCAGTGTAATGCTTCAGCACTGGCGGATTCACAGAAGTATCTAGCCACAGCCGGCTGGTATCTTCCGGCGGTGTGTCAGCAGATATTGCAGCATCGAGACCATCGCTTATTACCGTAATGGTGATCTGCGCCTGTGCTCTCATTTTAAATCACCACCACACACAAAAAAGTACCTTTTACATCTACATCTGCGTTACCAACACTAAGTGTCTTACCTGTTTTATTAAAAGATGTCACTTTTTGTCCATCTTTATCATACTTTGACCAGGTATAAGTACCGGCACCTTCCGTGTCAATTTCTTCCCCTGCCTGGTAGACGCGGGCAGTCAATACAGTGCTTCCTTCTCCATTTTTAAATACATCTCCACCGGTAGATTCAATGATGACCTGGATTGGATCGCTCAAATCGACGAATGATGCTGTATCAGAGAATGTCTGATTGTAGGTTGCCGATGCGCTGTCTGTATCCTTGGCCACGCACTTGAACACTGCGGAAGAATCCACCTGCCCGGCATAGATTGTCAGCGTTGACGTGGTGACGCCACTGAACTGACCGCTGGCATTAGCCAGCTTTCTCCAGCCGACTCCGCCGCCCTGATCTGTATCAACGGAAGAGTCCATCTGGTACCACTGATACGTGACATTGGTCGTATCCACAGCCGATCCGCGCCACAGCTGCGCTGTAGCTGTCAAGCTGTCCGTCTGACCATTCTTAAAAATATTGCCTTGCGGTGTCATGACCAGAAGGTCTGTGATGCCGCTGCCGTTGACCACGCGGCTGAAGCTGATCGATGTCTTATACATCGTGGTTAGACCGGTCGCAGGATCCTTGTACTGGATCTCTACCCGGAAGTCCTTGCCAGGCAAACCGGCCATCACATTGCCCTTGACCGTTAGGATATGCTGCTTGGCGCCGCTCAGCGCATAGTTTCCGGCGCTGGTGATCGCTGTCGTGCTGCTGCCTTCGTACCACTTGACCGAGATCACTTCTGTGGATGTGATCTTGTCCGTGGAAGTACCAGCAACATAGATGGACGGTGTTAAGACAAGATTCGTAGTTGACCAGTCCGGTGTGTATGAATCATTATCCGGATTATACATCTGGGTTTTTGCAAGATTCGAGTTAATAAAACCTGTCAGTGTTACGGCGTCATTGAGGTCGACAATCGTAAACTGACCCTGTGCTTTACTCATATAACCATCTCCTCTCAAAGCAGACTCATGCGAGTTGTAGTATCAATTAAATCGCAATAGAATGTAGCACGAACATATACGTCCTCTGCTGTTACATGGATGCTCTTGGTGCCGCCAGCATGCGCTGTGTTCCATGCCTGATCGGACTCTTCATCGGCCGAAACTCTCGTCCAGATGAACTGGTTATCATCCAGTTGGTCAGTAACATCATCATCCCAGCTGTAGACAATTGCCCGCAGGTTGGTATCGATGGCACCATTTTTGAACACAGCTCCGTTATCAGATACGATGACTAGGCGATACATCTTGGTATTTTCGATGTCTTCGACTTTCTGCGTGATCTCCTCCAGCGGCTTGATGATCAGCCGATCACGGTCAAAGTACAGCACCGGATCAGATATAACGCCATCATCATTCCGTGTGCCAAATTTGATGACCCCGTTATCGAGGTCAAAATCAAAAGTTTCACCGGAAAACGTACCACCGATGATGTTCACCGCATCGATCGTGATGGCGCGCAGCGTACCAGTTGCGATGAAGTCTGCATTGAACTTTCCATCGATCGTCCACGCTGTGGTATACGGCCCTTGCCACCCGGTAGTGGAAAACGCGATGCCGCCCAGGTTCATTCGCATCACATACTGCGCTTCTTCCTTTGGCAGTTTATCCAGAAAATAGGTTTCGTTCTCTGTTTCATACCGGTGCCCTTTGGTCGCAAATTGTTCGATCAGATCCGCAGCTACTTCCTGCGCGTGCTGGAGAAAATTCTCTTCCAGCTTTTCTCCATCATCTCCAAGAATTGACTCCACCTTATCGATGCGGCTGGTGATCATCTGCGGCTCTGATGACAGTGTAACCTTGTTCTTTTCCGGTGTATTATGATATTTCTGATATTCGATGACCTTCTCAACAATCACCGTAGTTTCATCCAGGAGCACATGCACGATATCATACATACCAAGCTTCAGGAACTTGTACTTATCTGTTTGAAGAGCCAAATCATTGATAGTAATATCAAATGACATCGTAGGCATGCACATTGTCTTCAATTTCGTCTGGGCATCCGCCAAAAGATTCTCTGGGACCGTGTACCGTTCATCTATCCAGATAGCCCATACCGGTTGTGCTTTCCCGGCATATTCGTTATTTTCTACATAGCTTTTCCCGCCATTGATATCAGCGAAGGTCATATATTCCCCGGTTTCTTCATCGCGTTTTCCATACGCCGATAACCGCGTATAGAATGTGGATGAATCGCCAGTCATAGAATATTCCTGCAGGTTCAGCTGCGGGGAAATATAAATATTCTTATCTGTTACCTGCTCCGGATCTATGACATAGATGTACTTCTCCAACACGTGGATCTCATACACCACGCCATACACTTCCTGGCATCCCATTAATACGTCATAAGCTGAAGCCTGTTGCAACTCTATCGTACGACGAATAGAACGGATGCCAGCATTACGAATTTCCCATCCATCTGGTTTGACCGTATCCAAAACCTCAAGCAATGTCTTGCTCTGAAATATGGCCATTGTCGAAGTGTCAAGATATGGCTCATGCTGTTTCCACTCATCCATGTCCAACTGACATGTGATAGTGGCATACTGTGCCCTCTTATTGATGCCTTTCACCAGATATCGGTTCTCCTCGTTGATCATCACGCTCTCATTGTGAATCAGCGAAAAGATTGGGTCAGATGATGACAGATCAAAGGATAATCCCTGAGTACCGTCATAGGCATACTTGGTGTAATAATTGGTCGTGTTTAGGATGGGCTTCTGCCCATCTTTTGTAAATAGGCTGAGCATGGCCTCCTCCTCTCTTTTAGATATAAATTGGATAGTAGCGCAGCACTACATCAGCAGTGGCGTCAAGCTCGATGATCTGCTCGCCTGGCTGCAAGGTTGGGAAGCGATTGTTCGGGAATGTCACATCGCCAAACTTGTTGAGCTCTGTAGAGGAATAGATCCGCTTATCGATGCCGTCGAAGTATACCGTAACACCTTGCTGTAGATTCTTGATGGTATATCCGGCAATATGATATTCCTCTATCTGCTGTTTTGGCGTGATCTCGTATATGCATTCCGTTTCAAGGTTTCCAATCACCGTGATTGGAACACTAGCTTCCAGTGTCTCACTGACTTCTGTACCTGTCTGGATGACTGACAATGGAATGGACAATGTATAGCAATAGCCGTTTCCCTGCTTTTCCGATATTCCGTCTATCTCACTGAGATAGCAGCGATACAGGTATCCATCGTCCATATCGATGATGCTGTAGTCCCCAGTCATCAGTTCGACCAAGAATCGTCCAGAATCTTCGATTGTCTTGAATTCCACCTTGAATATCATAGATTTAGGACGATATTGTTTACGGGAAGACATTATTGGAGTAATTGATTGGTCAGGTTGATAGATCTCCCTGGCATACCCTAACGGCTGATAGTCGAAAGCCAGGCAACGCATATTCCATGTACTGAAATCTTTATTGTTTACTTTCATTCTATCACCTCATAATTCCTAATTCTTTAGATATATCAGGAGCTAACCAATGTGCAATTTCCTGACCATTTTGAAGTTGCAAAATAATCTGCTGTTTGCCACTGCTTATAAGTTCAATCGAGCGAGGAACAAATTGCTCATTATCTCTTTTTGCAAGACTAATGTTTTTACTTGAAGGAATCATGGCTGAATCAATAATATTACCAATCACAACATTAGCTGATTTTCTCAAACGTGCTATAGCCTGATTCAAGTGTTCAGGGGAAAAATCAAAAAGCTTTTCTATATCTCCATCACCTAGAGCTGCAATTGCTTTTTCACTTAAGTTTTCAGCAGATTTTTCAGCAGGTGTAATCATCCTATCAATTCCATTTGCAAATCCCTCTCCAAACCATTTACCACTTTGAGTTGTAGTTTTCCAGGGCGATCCTTCTTGACCTGCAGCTCGGAGAGCATTTAAGGCACTAACTGCTATATTTGAAGCTGTATTGATTGCTATTCTTCGTTTTTCGGGGTCATTCATACCATTGATGAAACCTTGTACAAAATAAGTACCTGATCCATATGTGCTTACTGATTTAAAACCTTCATCTACACCGTACTGAGCTACACTTTCGGCTGTTGATCCAACTTTTTTCTTTTTGTTTGAATTTCCTATTCCCTGTCCATATTTTTCTACTGCATCTTGCCCAGACTTTTCAGCACTTGGAGACATTTTATCCATTTCATTTTTAGTATATTTGTTCATCTCCTTGACTGCCTGTTGTGGATCTAATTTGCCTTCAATTATGCCCTGATAAATTTCATCAGGAATATCTTTTCCTGCTTGATCAGACTTCTTCAGCAGATCCTCAAATTCCACCAAATCTTCAACAACTTGCACAGCATTTGCTGGTTTCATTTTTCCCTCTAAAATCTTTTTTTGAAGATAATCGGGAATATTATATCCAGCATTATCTGATTTTTTTAAAAGATCATTAAATTCAATCAGATTTTCAAGTTGTTGAACAGCATCCGCGGGTTTAAGTTCTCCTGATTTAATACCATCAGAAACAGACTGAGGGACAGACACACCCGCATCAGAGGCTTGTTGAATCATATCGTCATATTCGATGAGATCTTCAAGTTCTTGTATTGATTCAGGCACAGTATAACTGCCTGCCCTAATTCCTTCAGCTACTGATTTAGGAATTTCAATACCTTTTTGCTTTGCAGTTTCAGTAATTTTAGAAAGCTTTTGTTCTAAATCTGCGCTATTAAAAGCTCTCTCAACATATCCTTCCGTTCGTTCATATTCATTATTCAGAGAAGAAATGTTAGCCTCTAATTTTTTTACCGTTTCTGCCGAAGCATTGTAGTTTTCTACTGCTTTTGCTTCTTGTGCAGCAGCTTCTGCGTATGCTAATTTTTGAGCATTTGTTGCATTCTCCCCAGCTTTCTGGAGCTCCTCATATACAGCTTTTCTCTTTTCTGTAGCTGCAGACAATGCTTGTTCATTTTTTACATGCTGCTCGGTCGCTTCATCCAGTTCCATCTGCGCATCAGCTATATCTCGAATGATTTCAGCCATATTATCCTGATATGCTTTTGCAAGAGCGAGTTGTTTCTGTGCCTCTATGTTCGCTTTGATAGCTTCTGTTGATTGATTTAACGCATCTTTTTCGTCATCATATTGTAAATTTAATTCAGGCATCAAATCGTTTAACTGCTGAACATAAGAAGCCATAACTCTTTTTTCCGCATTACTTTTATTTTCCTTTTGGCTAAGTTTTTCAATCTTATCCATAAGTATATCTGCGCTTTTGGCTTCTATAGCCGTGTTATCAATAGCTTCTTCTCGTGCTGCTTTGTTATCAGCAAGAGTTTTATTCAGTTCTTCATACTCATTAATCAATTCTTGTGTTGCCACAGTATTTTCATCAATTGCTTCATTCGAGTCTTGTGTCGCTATTGTATATGCTATAACACCTGCACTGACTGCAGCAATAGCGGTGATTATGACACCTATTGGTCCTCCCAAAGCAGTACAGGCTGCATTCCATGCTGTTGTTGCTGCAGTAGCCAACGTGATTTTACCCGTAAGTAATCCTACAGCCGCCTGGGTAAGAGTCAAACTTTCTGTATACTCTATTCCGAAAGCTACTGCTGCCTGTTGCCCGTAAGCAAAGTCTGCTGCTGCTTGAGCGGCACTTTTTAATCCATTCACAAATGGAATAACATCGCTTACGACTAGTTGCTTCATCTTCATGGCAAGCAAGGCACCACCAATAGCACTGGCAGTTGTAACTACCGCTTGACCATGCTCAACGATAAATGCAAATCCATTAATAAGCACCGGAATTGCATCCGTAGCCAGCCCTAACGCTGTTTCCGCAACAGCTCCAAGGCCCTCAGCTACCGTGTCCATGGAATCGGACAGCTTGCCGGAAGACATAGCCTTGTCCAGGTCAGAAATCTCTTCCGTAGCACCTTGTATGGCCTTTCTGATCGGTTTCTCGAATTTCTTATAGGCCGTGATACCAGCGCCTTCCATCGCGCTTTCCAATTCATCTAGAGAACCCTTCAAGTTATCATTCATTGTTTTTGCCGTCTTTGCAGCAGCTCCATCACATGTTTCGTATGCAGTAGTCAGTTCATCTAATGCATCTGGTCCCTCATTGATCAAAGCTAACATTCCTGACAGTGCTTCCTGACCAAACAATGTGGCCAATGCATTATTTTTCTGTTCGTCTGTTAGACCTTTGGTACTGTCCTGCAAAATAGCAATAATCTCCGTTAGAGATTTCATCTTGCCTTCATTATCGAAAAAGGTGATGCCCAGTTCTTCCATGACACCTTCCATTTCTTCTGTCGGTTTGACAAGACGAGTTAATGCTCCACGTAGCGTTGTACCTGCCTGGCCTCCTTTTATACCAGCATTAGCTAATAAACCAACTGCTGCAGCTGTTTCTTCCATTGAAATGCCCATTGCCTTAGCTACTGGTGCAACATACTTCATCGCTTCTCCAGTATCTGCAACGGCCGCGTTTGTGCGGTTGGCGTTCTCTGCCAGCACGTCCGCTACATGTCCTGCTTCAGATGCCTCAAGTCCAAAACCACGTAGAGTAGATGCCGCGATATCGGCACTGGATGCCAAGTCTTCTCCAGCAGCTGCCGCAAGATCCATCAGGCCCGGCGTCGCATCGATGATCTCATTGGTCGTGAAGCCGGCAGACGCAAGGTTCTCCATCGCCTCAGCAGCTTCCGTAGCCGAAAACTTCGTTGTAGATCCCAGTTCCTTGGCTGTTTCCTCAAGACGTTCAAGATCCTTTCCAGTTGCACCTGATATGCCGGCGACACGAGACATGGCAGCCTCAAAGTCAGAGCCAACTTTAAGCGCATATCCTGAAACTCCGGCTAATGCAGTTCCGGCTGCTGCCAATCCTTTAGTAGCGGCGCTGCCTAATTTGCTTAATCCACTTGAAAATCCTGATGAATCTATTGATGTATCGAATTTCAAAGTACCATCATATTGAGACATTTTGCCACCTCCTAAAATACTGATGCTATTTCTTCATCGCTAAGCGGCTCATCACGTGGGAGAGCTATTTGCGCTTGTATTTTTCTAATCCTTCTTCGTTCAGCAGGGTCTTTAATTTTAATGACATTGATGCTGCGATATCGTATACGTTCCTTCAGCTCACAATTAGAGCTGATTGTGCCCAACAACAAGTTGAATTTCCACCAGTGCATGTATCTCGTACGCATCAGATCGATGCTGTAGAACTCCTGAAATGCGGATATGATATAATCACTGTCGTAGCTGTAAGAAAATATCCTTTTGCTGCGCCTCTTCTCATCCTTTACTTCTTCACCGCACTGCAGGAACCATCCTACGGCCGCAATCAACGCATCCACATCAGAGGGAATATCATCGCGAAATAATTTGATGATATGATGCATGATCACACGTTGACCCGCTTTGTTCAACAGTGCTTCATTTAGCGTCAGCCAGGTGCGGAAGTCTGTATCTATCCGATACTTTCTACCACCGATCTCCAGGCTGCTCGGCAGGGATTCAAGTAACAGGTTCCTCAATTCTGGTAATACTTCTTACGATGTCCAGATCCGGAGCGCTGCTTCTTGTTTCCTGCCTGCCGATTCTTGAGACGAGCCGTGCGCTCTCTGTCATTTCTCGCGATGCTACTTCTTACCCAGCCCAGGAACTCATCGTGCACCTGGTCGCACAGATCCATGTTGTATCGGCCGTTGAAGATCTGATCCGCTGTTCCTACGCCGAAGACGGCATCATAGAACGCGAAGAAGCTTTCGCAGTAATAGCGGATGAACTCCTGCCGGCTTTCGAATTTAGGCGCTTCTTCAGAGCGCCTCTGCATCTCCTTGCATGCAGCCTCGTACCTGTCCATGCATTCCAGATCATCAAAGTCGAATTCAAATCGACTGCCATTTATTTTCCATATTGATTTCATTTGATCACCTCATTAGTAAAAATAAAAGAGGGATTTCTCCCTCTTAACCACCAACACCTGAAGCCGTCACTTCCGTGCACGTCTTCCAGCCGTCGCTGGACTGCACCTTGATCTCTTCCTGTGCTCCCTTGTTGCGGAAGGTACCGGAATATGTGTAAGCATCATTGCTGTCGCCCTCAGAATCCGGGATGACCGCATACGGGCGCTTCTTGGCGTAATACTGATTCTGCTGCTCCTCTACAGGGCGCGTGAAGTCGACGACGATGATATTGCGTACCGCGTCATCGCCCATCTTTTCATTGTCCGTGATATCGATGATGTCATTGTGGACCGCGTTATTCTCGTACATGTCGAACGCATAGGAGATCTCCGGAGAATATCCGGTGACGTCCGTCACTTCTCCATCCTCATCCACATACTGGCGGCTGTATTCTGCCGGATTGCTGGATTTCGACATATCCGTGAATTTTGTCATGCGGTGAAATGTTTCTGTTCCTGATCCTCCTGTACCAGAAGTGACGCCCATGAAAGCGACCTTTCTGGAACGACTGACCAGTTTTTCTTTTGCTTCTGCCATGTTATACCTCCTTGATGTATAAAACTCTGCATTGGATCTGATACACTGCAGTGGTCTGTGTCGCATCGTACATATACCCTGGTGCCATGACCTCAATGCGCTGCGCTCCCGGGATGTCCGGGAGATTGTCGTTGTTGTTCTGTTCTTCGATCCAATCGGCCAGCTTCTCATAGAAGCCAGATGCTTCGATCTGGTCGACGATCTGCTGGGATCTGATCTCCTGTGACACGAATACAAAGGGATGCTGGCGCAGCGAGCTTCCGTCCATGTATTGCTTCACGATCGGATTGCTGACCAGCATGGAATCGATGCTGTATTCCACCGGATCTTCTCCCAGATAATCGATGTTCAGCCTGCCTTCTTTCAACAGCGGGCAGGCCATGAAATAATCGCGTATCGCTTCGATCCTACTTTTTTCCTGCGGCAATCTTAGCAGCTCCCTTCAATATCTCATTGCGGTTCTGGGCCTTCATGCGTTCGAACCATTTGGCGCCGCGCTGCGGGGCTCCCTCATACGTCAGGTCCTTATTGGTCAGGCGCTTAGGCGCACGGCCGACCATGACCTTGCCATAATACTGATACCTGGCGTGAGGAGCGTTATATGTCACCGTTCCTGAGCCGGTAACGGTGGCCGTCAATCCAGACTTCTTCAGCGTTCCGGTGCGCATCGGGGTAAGCGGATCAGAGAGCCTGATCACCTCACTGTCGACGTATACCTGTGCCGCCTGAAAGCCTGCCGTTCGCCGTGTGCCGAAATCCTTGCGCCATTGAAGTACGGCTTCCACCTCGCTGCCTTCCATATTGACCTTTACGCGCTTATCTACCGGCGTTCTGATCTTCTTGATCATGATCCGCTGCACCTGATGTGCTGGCTGTATGGAAGCCGGTTGCGATTATACGTGACCGACATCACTTCCATGCTGTCCGGATACTTCGCCCTGATCTGTCCGATGCTCATCCCGGATATCTCAGCGGTGCCGTGGATCAGAAGATCACCCTTCGCAATGACCGGTTCGCTCTCTCGTCCCGCAAGCGGGATGCGCACGCTGACCAGATCCGCTGCATTCACCTGACGGTCCGCCAGCTGCGATTTCTCCTGGCGAAACCACGACACACCATCGATGGTCTCAGCGCGCAGCTTATCCTGTCTGGATGATTGGTCAAACTCTCTAATGATGTGGGTCACCAGTTCCGTGCAGTCGAGCATAGCATCACCCCTCCGTATAGGTATCCGCTGTTGATCAAGTACCCGAGCGCAATCTGGTAATACTGCTGACGCAGCTCAGCTTCGGTGCGGCTCTTTTCGTAGCTGACGCTGTGGCCATCGCCGCTTTCGCTGCTGATTCCGTTTCCGCTCTGCCTGCTGCTTTCTTTCTGGATGTTCTCCGCAATATCACAGATACAATCTCTGACGGCATCCGGGACGTCCTTCACGACATCGATATTGCCATATGTAAAGCCCGACACATAGCGCCGGGCCTTATGTTCATACTTGGCAAATTCGTCTTCCGTCAGCGTATCTCCATGATACTGACCAGTGTAATACTCGTAGGTAACGGGATCCATTATCCCACCAACTTACAAGCCAGTTCCGGATACAGCAGCTTCAGACCATAGAGGATATCGATCGATACATAGTCCGTCTTGGTATTGATGTCGTAGTCATAGACCACACGCACACCGAGACCATTGTGCTGCATGATCGCAGCGTTCTTGTTGCCCATCGGCAGCTCCAGAGGTCGTGTAACCATTGCAATTGCATTACGATGGAATGCTAAAGAATGATATTTGGTCACAATATATGCAGATGTCGCTTCATTAATCTGAATATGTAACGGCATATCGATCTCTACATTGGAAGCCGCATTGGAAGCAGCGGTAGCATCTTTGGTGATGCGGTACATGCGCCCGTCGATGATCAATCCATCGCCAATTTTCAGTGTACCTGTAGCTGCCTGCGTTTCAGTCAGCTGGACCTTTTTCTCATTGATATTTCCGGTCACTTTGCAGGCCGTCATCGTACCTGGCGTATCGGCCAAAGAATATGGAGCATTCTGATCCATGTAAGTGTCGAGTGAATAAACACGTCCCAATTCTGCGTTTCGCAGCGTCTCTCCAGTTCCAGCATAAGACACCTTAGACAAATTGTCTGTTAAAGCATATCGATACTTATGTTCCGGATTTAGTACCAGGCGACGCTGTGCCATTGGTGCCTTATTTACATCCATCATCTTTGCAATTGATGCAATATCAGACAGATTTGTTGGTTTTGCTGTTGCTGTTACTTCATTGTTAACCTCTGCAACAGTATTAAGGATATCTTCGTCAACCGACTGAGCAATGGCCATCATAGCTGGTTCAATCAGCTGCTTGGAAAAATCTTTGATATCCAATGTCATTTCCTTTGATGTAACCTTAAATGATACATCTCTGAAATGATCCAGCTTTACAGCGGTCTTCCCTTCCGTTGCATCCTGGACAATAATATTTCCAGTGAAGTTATGTGAAACGAACTTGGCTGGCTTGCGAATTGTGACTGTGTCACCAACACCAGCAACAAATTCAGAACTGTAATCACGGTGAATCAAATTCGCCATGATTAAATTGTTTTCCAAGACCATCAACGCTTCTCGCGCAACAACACTTGGCTTGATGAATTCATTAGGCATAATATTACCTCCTTACTGTTTTTCTCTCCATGCCTTGTATTCTTCCATGCTCATTTCTCCTGGATCCTTTTCTTTTGGAGAACGACCATGCGGCATACCACCGTCTCCGCCTTGGCCACCATCTCCGCCATCGTCCTGGTTGAACATGTCAGCATATGTGTCAGTCAGCTGCTTACCGATCTCGTCGATGCCAGTTACGTTATCTCCATCAACTTTCAGTTTGCTATAGTCAAACTGAGAACGCATCAAGTTGCGGTGTCTGGTCGGATGTTTATCCAACCAGGCGTCGACAGCATCACGTTTTTTAATGTCATCCTTGAGTTTCTTGGTGTCAGTATCGTACTTGGTCTGAGCATTGGCCAGCTGCGTCTTTAGACCATCAATATCCGTTCCCTCGTATTTCTCAGCGGCTTCTTTCAGCTGCCCGATTGTCGTATTAGCGGTGGCCAGTTCGGTCACCTTGTCGTCGTATTTAGACTTTGAGACATACTCTCCACTTGCCAGATTGGCAATCTTGATCTTGTCATTGCCTTTCAGCTTCGCTTCAACTTGAGCGTACAGCTCATCGCCTAAAAATTCCTTTAAGAATTCCATGATTTCCTCCTGCGTTTTTTATATCCGGTTCTCTCCGGTAAAGGCGGGTAGTTTATATGCCATTCCCCCAGGGCCATCGATCACTTCAAATAGCTACCAAAATACGGCAGCTTCCGCTTTGGTGGATCGTTCATACCTATCACCCTTTCTTCTAACTTTCTTCCACAAAAAATGCAGGTATCTACCTCCCGGCGGACCCTGCATTGCTGATTCTTATCGTAATACGTTCTATAACGTGTAACATACGCATGCCGGCACATGTCATGTCTCTATTCGATCAATGCCATACTCAACAGCGCACAAATGTTCAATTTTACATCCTCTTGCATCTGCCCAACCTGGAGCAAAATACGCCACATCTGCTTGAGCTAATAGTTCTAATGATTTTCCGAGGAACCACAGCGGCTTAGCATCTGCTGGTGCGCCCTGGAAGAAAGAATCCAAAACCTCCACCACGTCATCACATAAGCGTTCAGCTTCCGCGATGGCTTTGTTTCTTTCCTTCAGGATATCTTCGTCGCTTTTTCCTTTCATCGGCTGCGAAATAAACAATTTCTTCATGTCTTTTTTTCTCCCATTAAAAAAGCACCCTGCTTGAGAGTGCTACTTTGCAATATCGATTATACCTTTGGCCAAATTTTTAGCCCTTTGCATCAACGAGTTTTCTTCCAGGTACTCCAGCCCTTTCAATGTGATCCTGATTTTTGAGCAATCTGTCACGGTAGGATAACCCTCATCAACATACTGCTTTATCACGACACCTGTAATGTAACCGGAATCACTCAGCATCATGATCAGCTTTTCCCATAGCGGTCTGGATATCCCCAACGCCTGCGGACTGATGCGTGCTTCGTCAAATTCTTCATACTCCATCGCTTTTTCGAGCGATGAAAGGATCTTATAAATGATTTTGAAGTTATTGGCCATGGTCAATACCAAAATACCGTTATTTCTTTTGGAAAATCATCTCTACCAAGATCGATTATATCTCTCAATTCGTACATTACATGAGTAGGAGCAGTCGCACATTTGTCTGGCTTTTTATGAGCGATAATCTTCTTATCTGGGATACTCATTTCCATGAATCCTTCCTCATTCATGTCCCCTTCAGGATAGTAATTCGCTGAAATGCTATCTTTTGTTTTGGTTATGTTTTTTAAGATTACCATAATACTCATTCACTTCCTTTCCGTAATTGTACTTCTCATTAGCTAAATCGTGTGCTTCTTGATGCGTTATTGAGGGATTATCTTGTTTTAACTTCATCTCAAGCAACTCATGCTCGATCATGGTGATGTCGTGCGGCTTTATGTCTTGACCAATCATCAGTCTTTGCCAGCTTTGCGCTATCGCACAATCTGGGTAAAATCTTTTTCGAGTTTGTGTTTTAGGATCAAGATAGGAAAGATCTTCAAAAAGATAAGCCTTTATCTTACGTATATCCGCTTCTGATTTGTTAATATTTTGAGCAATTCTTTTGCAATCAGTAGAGAAACTGCGGATTTCTTCATAATACATTTCCGCAAATTCGATAGCTTCAATGCCGTTAGGGTCGGTTATTCGTGCCCCTGTTATCATTCTAACACTTTCCTTAGCGTTTGCAAGGACATTTCCCAGCCCATCCATATAAATTCGCTCTTTCTGCTGCTTCATGCCCATTTTCTTGGCGAAGTCGCCATATTCATACATAGCCGTACGATAACGGACCTGAGCGTTCAGGATGTCTTCCGGGTCTCCGCCGCCTTCCTGAAGCATCCGGATCTCCTCACGCATCGCTCGCATATTGGTCTCCATCTGCCGCATCCGCTGCTTGGCTTCATATCCGGTATATTCCTTGCCCTTGTACGTCTTAGGTGTGGGATCTGACCACTTCCGGAGCTGCTCGTCTGTGTATGCGCGCTTCGATACACCCTTAACGAACGGATAATACACATGATAACAATTCGCGCCCAGCAAGCCTGTCACGCTTCCCAGGCCACACTCTTCGATGAGCTGTAGCTTGGTCTTGATTGTACCCTGCCATACAGCGTGTGTAGGGCGAGGGTTGGCATGTGCGGAGATCTCGAATGTATCGATGCCAAGCTTCTTCGCAGTATCATCGGATATACTGACAGACATTTGTGATATCGCAGTCATGACAGATCTTCTGGCAGCCACAGTAATGCGGTTATGCCAACCAGTCTCATAGTTGATCCAACGAATTCCAGAATTACTCATCTGTTTGACAGCTTTTCGAAGGGTGGTATTATAATCGAATCCTCCCGTCTGAATATCCACGATTACCTGATCGATTACATTTTTAAAATATTCCGAAAGACTCATATTTTTTGAGCCATCGCCAGTCCTTATTACAAAACCTAATGATTGAGATAAATTATGCATTTCTTCCTTTGTCTGATTTTTGACCGCTGATATCATGTTCTGCAGCCAGGTATTATCTTTAAAAGGAATGAAGCGCTTATCAAATGCATCATATAGCTGCTTGTTGCTGATGTAATCGGTTTCGATTGCCACCTGATACAATTCATCAATGTATGCATCAGAAGCATCGAGAGCATCCTGCAGCATGCTCTTGATATCCGCATTGCTAAATCCCAAACGTCTTAGCTCGTCGATCTGAAAATCCGCAGACCTTGTAATTACGCCGGCATCCTTGATGCGACGAACAATATCATCCATGATACGCTGTTCAAGCCCTGCAAAGATTTCCTCATTGCCATAGCCATATGACTCCAATTGCTCAGGCGTTATCATGACATCACATCATTTTGCTCTGGGATCATCGACTCGGCAGTGGCCTTGTCCTCTCCGTATACGCGCATCCGATACTCTACCGGGCTCATGATGCCGGCGGCCACATCTTCCTTGTACTGCTTGCGCTCTGCAGCCTTATCCTCGATGATGGAGTCATCGAAATCCACCTGGATATCTCCGGTATATCCGCTTCCAGCAATATGCAGCACTGCTCTGACCATGCCCTTCAACGCGCGTTCCAGGATCAGCTCGTGCTTCTTCAGTCGCCTGAACATCTTGGAATTGCTGCTGATGATGTCGGTCGTGTTCGTATAGACCTTCCCTTCCTTGAAAACATAATAATCAGACCCAAAGCCGACCTTATCCCCGAACAGGTTCAGCGCGTCCTGCAACGCCTGGCTGTGTTCAGCGACGCGCAGGTTAAAATCGGTCTGTTCGATCTTCTTACCGTCTTCTCCCAGTCCGTTCAGGCCATAGAACGACACATCATCAGGGTCGAACGCTGGCCGGACATTGGGACCAGAGACGGGCACGGTCACATTGACGACGGACGGATCCAGGAAGATCCGCTTCTTGCCCAGCTGGAATTCGTTGAAGTAGGAATCGAAGATCTCGTCGATCTCCTGCATCTCATCCAGCGCATTGGCATACACTGCGATGCCCATTGCTTCATCCATGTCGCTGTTGTTCACCGCGTTCGGACGGATGATCTGGAACAACGGCACATCGCTGTATACGACCCGCTCCATCCCTTCCGGGACTTCTTCCACGACATACTTGCCGCCCTTCTTCGCATCAAAGATGATATTTTCGATGCGATATCTTCCGTTCTGATATTCGTGAATATTGACATAATACCTATCCTTGGAAATCTCGCTGGCGAATGCTGCATCGACGATCATGCCATTCTCCTGACGAAGCGGAAAGATCATCCCTGCCGGGACATAATCAATCTTGCATCCGCTCTTGCGATCCCTGCTGCGGTATTCCACCAGCGCACCGGTCCCCAGCGCGAAGGACTTTTCGATCAACGCATTTGCCTGGTCACGGAAGTTGTTTTCCGTCAGGCACTCGTCAAGCTGTTTCTGCCGGCTGCGATCCACCTGGATCATGACCTTTTCGTTCAGTAGCAGGTCTGCCCAATCCTCACACGACTTCTTCGCCATTCCCAGTGTTTTTTTCGTTCGTCTAATCTCTTTAACACCGTTATATACTGTGTAATTGTGGAAAGAATCGACCTTTCCACGATACCATTCTCGCCACAATGCCATGTGTTCCCGGTGTAAGCCAGATACCTCTACCTTATAACCAAGCTGTTCCAGAAAATCTCGGATATCACTCACAATCATCCGCATCACTCCTTTCGCAATATTGGCAGCATACTCACAATATAATTCCACAGACCCATGACTGCATAACGCACTGCATCACAGCAGTGGTCATTTTGTTTGATTGGCTTTTCTTCACCACGCTCGATCGAATCAGGGTCATAGCTGTACAGATACATTTCGCCTTGCAATTCCTTTTGGGCGCTACAAAATTGCAATACATCATAGATCAACAGCTTCTGCACCCTGCTGATGCCGAGAGCGACAGTATTGTCCACGGACGGAAACTGTACTTCCGGACATAATCTTCTGATTTCCTCCTGCAGACCTTTCGCAGAAGGGTCAATGAAGCAAAAAACGGGCTTCTGCCCGTATCGTTGGTATAGCTTATCGATAAATTCCCGAAAATCCCTGGCATAATCGCCTGGGCTCTTCTGATGACCGCTCGTGCGGCCGCAGTAATAATATTCAGACAATCCGACCAGTTTTTTTGCAGTAAAGTCTAATCCAAATGGTTGAAAAGTAGTAGGATTCATTTGACCATAGTCAACGCCTATGCCGATAATGCTGATGTTTTGGTCTTTGGCCGGTTCTCTTACGTGCCGATCAGGATCAAACATGTAGTAGATCAAGTCATCCAGACCGACAGCTTCACCAAGCCATACCCAGCGGTACATCTTCAGGTCCGCGGCCTTCATTACTTTAGCCTCTTCAATCAGCCGCTTCCCGAGCCAATTGACCGGAACGTCCTGGTATGTGACATGCACATGCACGCAATCAGGGCGCATTTCCATCTTCTGACACCACTCATTGATCGGCGCCTTTGGATTCTTCGGCGGGTTATATAGATAGAGCATCCGGAAGTCCTCATCATTGCCACGCACGAACGTGGCCACGATATTGGAAATCTCGTCCTCTCCATCACCCTTGTCGAAGAACTCTGTCAGCTCATCCAGTACGACCATCTTAATTGTGTTCTCATCATCAATCATGCCTTTGGTGTCATCTATACTGTCAGATCCTGTGAAATAAACCGTGCTGCCGGTTCTGCGATATGTAATCTGCATAGGGCTCTTCGTAATCTTGAACAAGCTCTTGCTCAGACCAAGTCTTTTTATCGCACGCTGACACTCGTTGAATACTGTCTTTCGCAGCTTATTGTGATGCTTACGCATCACGATTGCGGCCGCATGCGGATCGCTGACCAGCAGGAAGTCTACAAGGATGGCCATAAAGGATGATTTCGTCCCCGCGCGCCCGGAGGTAAGGATCTGATGGACATGCTCATGATCATTGACCAGGGTGTGAAACTTCGGGATGATGATATCGCTCAATTTCACCGTTTTAGAGGTCATTGACGATCACCACACTTTCATCCGCTTCCGTTCCGTTATCGGTCTCTAGCTTCTTTTTCTGCGCCTGGAGCAGCTCCAAACGCGCTTTCTGTTCATCAGAAGCTAATTCCCAGTTCTTATGCAGCATCTCATCATACTGTTTAATCATGCTCTCCAGCGTCTTCATTGCGCGGCTCTGTGCTGCCATGAAGTTAGCCTGCTTGTCCCAGGCTTGTTGCACTTCCCACCGTTCTCCTATGACATTTCCGTCCTTTTCTTCAATCTTCTCGACGGTCTTATCTTGCTGATCTCGTACGTGCATCAATTTTTGTGCTCGGATAATGGCAGCAAACTGAAGCTTAATGTTATCCCAAAGCAGCTCCAGCGGTTCATCCGGCATCTCACCGATGATCGCAATTGTTTCTTCTGGCAACCATTTGGAAAAGAAACCATGCTTCTCTGCATTTTTGTTTCCAGGAGGTCCCGTTGCATTGTGGTGACTATTTGGGTTCTTGCCACGGCCATATTTCTTCTTTTTTTTATCCGAACGTTCGTTAAAAAATAACGAACGCTCGTTATCTGGAGCATCCCATTTGTAAGTGCACTTCCAGCGCCTCACTGTTCCTTCAGGCAAGCTAAGTTGACTTGCAATCTCAACCAGCTTCACACCTTGCAGGTACATGCTGCGCGCTTGTTCAACACGATCATCCGGCTTTCTTGGCATCCATATCACCACCTCCTTTGGGGTAAAAGAAAAAGCACCACTTCTGGTGCTTTTGGGGAATAGGGATGATGAAATCGCCTGGATTTGCATCCAATTCGACACTACCATGATAACACGGAAAAGGTGTCCACCGAGTCTACTTTTTTAGAAAAAATCTTGAATAAATTTTTTTTAAGACTCTTGTTCTCGTTTTTTTTATGTTTTGCTGCGAATATCCCGTCCGATTGGACGCCCGATCTACATCACGACACTGCTGATCGATCATGTAGCAGCGCACCATCGTCTCCTGGGCCGGCGTGCATACTCCAGTAATCCACCCGTCCACCTGATTGATATATTTCATTTCGGCATCTACGCGCTTTTCCAGGTCATAGATGCGGCCGCTGAGCTCAATCTGCCAGGGAGTATGCTGTCCTACTCCTTCTGGCATTCGGATGATGCTACCACCAGTCCTTGGAAACGCCAGTTCTTCCGCATACTGCTGTCTGATCTTATTGGCCAAATCTCGATAGTGCTCCATCTGCGACTGATGCCACCGATAATTTATGATCTCACTCTCGATGTATATCAGACACATCTGCTCGAAATCATCACGCATCATTCCACCCCATCCGTCCCATGCGGTTCGTTCAACACTTTATCGAAATAATCATCTTCCCTGGTAAAAGCTTCACGAGGAACCTTGTCATCAGGTTCCTTTTTGCATTCATAATAAAGCCGAATGCTGGCGCCGATCATGACAATCAGCACCATGCCGGCAATGACTAAGAGCCACATTCTTTCACCACCTCTTTAAGATTGCATCTTTTGAACATTTCATATGAAACTTGATGTTTATTACCTTTTTCATCTCGAAACATAACGTATTTAATGCCATCATGATTGTCGATTACTTTTTCAACAACAATCTTTTTATGATCAACTAAACCTTCA